CTTCGTAATTACAGCCAATACATTTACTGCTGAATCAGGTAGTTCAATCGTTACTCCAACATTAGAAGTATCGAGTGCAGTTACTTTACCAGCAGGTGCAACTAATATTGCAACATTAGATATTGATGGAGCGACAGATATTGGAGCTGCGATTGTAGATGCAGATTTATTTATTATTGATGATGGTGCAGGAGGTACAAACCGTAAAGTAGCAGCATCAAGACTTAAAACTTACGCAGGTTCTGATTTTGGTTCAGCAGGAACTGCTAAAAGTTTTGCAGGTATAACTTTTTATACTAATTCAGATTCTATTTATACACATGACGTATCAGGCACAGATGATACTGCAGCAGATAATGTAGCAATAGGTGTTAACGCAATGGATGCTATTACCACAGGTGATAAAAATATTGCTATTGGTAAAAATGCAGGTGGTGCTTTAAATACTGGAGATAGAAATGTATTTATTGGAGATTCCTCAGGAGATGCTGCAACTGATGCTCAATATAATGTTGGTATTGGTAATGATGCTATGACCTCTTTAACTTCAGGACATTCTAATACTGCTGTTGGATTATCTGCTCATGCAGCCCTAACTACTGGAGATTATAATATAGCTATTGGTAGAGAAGCTGCTGATGGTTTTGATACTGAAGATCATAACTTAGCAATAGGTTTTGCTGCACTAGGTGGCTCAGTAGCTGGTGGAGAAAATAACGTAGCCATTGGTAATTACTCACTAGACGCTTTAACTTCGGCTGATAAAAACGTAGCTATTGGTTATGAAGCTGGTACTGCTATTACTACAGGTGGTGGAAATACTCTTGTAGGTAATGAAGCTGGTAAAGTTATTGACACAGGAACATTTAATACTATTTTTGGTTTCGAAGCTGGTGATAATTTTGATGCTGAAGATCATAACTTAGCTATAGGTGCTGCTGCATTAGGTGGAGCAATTAATGGTGGTGAAAATAACGTAGCTATTGGAAACTACGCACTTGATGCTTTGACTTCAGGTGATGAAAACACTGCTGTAGGTTATGAAGCTGGAAGTGATTTAAGCACAGGTAATGATAATGTTTTGATCGGTATGAAGGCTGGTTTTCAATTAACCACAGGTAGTGAAAATGTTTTAATCGGTCATGAAGCTGGAAAATTTAATACTTTTACTGGTAGCACAAACACTGGCGTTGGAACATTTGCTCTTTTTAGAGTAACTTCAGGCTCTAATAATACTGCTTTAGGCATGGATGCTGGAAATGCAATAACTACAGGCGGCAATTGCATAATGATTGGTCACGATGCTGGAACTAGTAATAGTGTTGCCCAAACAACTACTGAAAGTAATAGAATTATTTTAGGTGATAATAATATTACAGATTTTTTCTGTGCCGATAGTTCAATATCTTCTTCTGACAAAAGAGACAAAACTGATATAGAAGATTTTTCACACGGATTAAATTTTATTGAGCAACTACAACCCAAAACTTATAGATGGGATAAAAGAGCTTGGTATTGTGATGATCATCCAACAGCAGAACAAGTCTTGGCTGCTACTCCTGACGGTAGTAAAAAGAAAAATAAATTAAATGTTGGATTTATGGCTCAAGATGTTCAATCTATTGAAGAAGCATTGGGATATAAAACTGATGATGAAACTAATTTAATTTTTCATAAAAACGATGCTATGCAAGTTAGTTTAAAGTATGAAAGATTAATACCAATTTTGGTAAATGCAGTCAAAGAGCTTTCTGCAGAAGTTAAAGCTCTAAAAGGAGAATAATATGGCAGTAACTAAAGCATGGGTATCAGCAATTCCTAAAGTAAATGCTGATGGTAACGTAACAGAATGGTCAGTTAAGTATAAATATACTGATGGTGACTTTTCTCATACATTTGATAAATCTAAAAAAGTAGATATACCATCTAAAGCACCAGGTAGCTATACTAAAGCTGAATTGTTGACACTTATGGATGAGGCACATTGGGATCTTATGTTTAGTAAAAAACATAATGCTCACAATAACCCACCAGCAGTAGATACAGTTGACAATAGTTTTGATGTAAGTACACTTAGTTAAAAACTAAGGAGATAAAATGTTTACATTAAATGAAAAAGAATATGACGAATCTAAATTATCTAACAAAGGTAAAGCAGCTTATGCAAAACTTTTAAGAATAGGTGAACAAAAATCTGATTTAGATATTGTTGCTAATTACTGGACAGCACAGCTCCAAGCTGAACTGCCAAAAGAAGAAGTTACAGATGGATCAGAGTCAAAAGAATAGCGTAGATATTGCACGTCTAGAGGGCAAAGTTGACGTAATAGCAGAACGATTAACCCAAATGAAGGATAATCACCTGTTTCATATTGAGAAAGATATGCGTCAACTACGTGCTTTAGTGTGGTTTATAGGTACTACTGTCTTTGCTCAGATGCTTTATATAATAGTAAGATCTCTTGTTTGACTTATATTAACAAATAAGATTATGTCTACATATGAACAAACGAATACTTGTAATAAGTGATACGCATTGTCCTTATCATCATCCCGATTTAATTCCTTTTCTAAAAGCTATTAAGAAAAAATATAAACCTGATCGTGTAATACATATAGGT